TTAGAAACAGGGAACTTTATCCCTATAGAGTTTATTATCAGTTTTATTGTAGCATCTAATTTCCTTCTCATTAGGAACGTAGTAAATATCTACGTCTTTCCTAAAATCTGAAGGATTCACTTTATGTGCAGTATCCATGGAAGTTGAAACTCCCACTAACATATATACAAGTGTTCCTATTAAAACTACAGCTGCAACAAGAAAAGCTACAAATGCTTTTTCGATCCAATCCATTAATAATCTCCTTCTCTGCACTGAAGACAGAGAATGCCTTTATCTCGGAACATTTTCACAACCCGATCTCTATCATCAATAGCGAGCCAGATGGGTAACTTAAGACTATCAACCATTTCTGCTTTGATAATATAGTCAGGTCTATGATCTCCATCTTTTCTCATTAAAAGACGATCATAAGGAATGTAATGTTCCATTAGCCATTTCTGAGTCTTCTTTCGTACTCTCTCAGGTCTGCCTGTAAGAATAAAGATACGATGAACTTTACTCAGTTCTTGAGCCAGAAAGGACACATGAGAAATCACTGGGTCTTCATCACAATGCTCATAAAAAGAATCCCAGTCTTTGTTTTCTAAGAAGTGAAGACGCTGACTGGGATCAGAAAGAGTTCCATCAATGTCAAAAATAATATTTCTCATAAATCCTTACAGTTACTAGTAAAACTTAATCCAAGAAAGAATCCTAATAAACCAAGTACAAGCAATATTCACTTGTTACAACTAATAGGGTAAAAATCTAAAGAGAACCAAAATTAAGAATTCTTTCATGGATTTGGTACGGATGGAGAGACTCGAACTCTCATGCATAAAGCATCGGAATCTAAATCCGAGGTGTCTACCAATTCCACCACATCCGCATATAAAAATTATACTTTAAATTTATTTAACCATTTATCTTGTTGTTTTTGTTTGTATTCCTTTTGTTCTTTCAGGGCAGGTACTACAAATTCTTTCCAGAACTTATATTTCATTTCAGGGGATGGAACTAAACCTTCAATAGTTTCATAATGGTAAATATCTCCATGGTACTTAGGATCATTCCAGTAACGTACATGTTTACCTAAGGAATCCATTCCAGTAGCAATCCAAATACCCCAAGCATCATTACCTAAGATAACAGTAAGATAATATTCACCCTTGTCAAAGCTAATCTGAACTTTATCTTTATTATTTAGAATGTGTTGTAGAAGATTGTCCACTCTTTTATCTACAGTACCTGAAGAATAACTTAGAGAAGGATGTAAGAACATAAAAAATTTATGTTTGATCCATACCAAACAACCATTCCATATATTCTTGATCTTTTTCCAAAAGCCAATCTTCATATTCTTCATCATCTTGACCGATTGAAATATCTGGTTCGTAGGAGTCTTCTTTTCTGTCATCTTCTTTAGGTTCTACTGTTGAATTTTCATAATCATCAGAAGAACAATTAGGAGAGTAGTTAAAACACATGATGATTTTCACAATAGTTAAGGAACTTAAGAATAAAGTAGATTATTGGCAATACCTCAAAGGTATAGTATCAATGATCTTTGTTCATAGTAGAAAAGGAATTGGTCTCGCCAACAGGAATTGAACCTGTAACCTACTGCTTAGAAGGCAGTTGCTCTATCCAATTGAGCTATGGCGAGAGAGTGATAGGAAGGAATGTTTGTAGGATTTAAACAACTTTGTTGTAAGTAAAAAGCGACATTCCTTCCAATGGGAAGACCCCACTTGTTGCAGGATAGCTTTGAAGAAAAGCCAGAGCTGTGTGGGGTACGCTTTGTTGTAAGTCAAAGCAACATTCCTTCCAATGGATGGTCTCCGTAACAGGACTCGAACCTGTGACTTCTTGCTCCCAAAGCAAGCACACTACCAACTGTGCTATACGGAGTTAATTCTGGTGCCCCAACTTAGAATTGAACTAAGGTTTAAGCTTTACAAGAGCCTTGTAATGACCACTATACTATTAGGGCATGAATGAAATTATATACTAGTAGTTGTCTTAACAAAGTTACTAATTTTTTTTTAAAGATGTTCAAAAGAAATTTCTTAGAAAGATAGTTTTCTCCTCAATCTTCTTTCCCATGGTTCTCGCTTTTAGGACGAGTATATTCAGCATCCTTCATAAAGTTACCAATAATAGCTGTGATATGAGGGTCTTGATTCTTAATAGCTACTAAAAGAGCAGCTGTTAGAACCATACTTTGAGGAGCTTTAGCATTCTCGTCTTTAATTTCAGGAACATAAGCAGTAGCTTTATTTGGAGCAGAGATAACGAGAGCACACTCGTCATCTTGAAGAGTAATTTGTGTAGGCATAGAAAATAAGAATGATGAGAATTGGCGGAAGTAGTAGGATTCGAACCTACGGAGCCTTTTAAGACTCTACGATTTTCAAGACCGTTGCAATAATCCTCTCTGCCATACTTCCGAAAGAAATGATTGGAAGTCCTTACAGGGTTCGAACCTGTCCCTCTTTCATTGAGGTGCTCCTTAGCAGGACTTATTTTTCATCTGAGGGTACTTCACGTTATTTCCCTTCAGACGCCACTAGACAGTACATGCAATCTCAAAACAGACTAACTTATGATTGCGTATAGGTTTATCAAGCCTACTAAGTTTTTAAACCTGTCAACCCACGTCGGTTACTGGTTCTATCTCTTCCCACATACCAGGAGCTACCTGGTGTATTTGCAGTATCCCTTTGAACTGAACGCCGTTTCTTATACCAGAAACTGGAAAATAGGTGCTTCCATCTTTAACGTCCCTCAGTTTCACAGGACGGATTTTTTGAATCATCCTTACAGCCTAGCTGTGATGGTTCACTAGTTTCTGCCTCAAGGGAGATCAGCCTTAAATTGCAGTTCTTGGGTTGATATGTAGGATTTGAACCTACATCTCCTGATTCTTTTTATGACTCATTCCTCTGGTGAATCAGGTGTTTTCTACTATGACTTACTTGAGATTCCATGGCATCTCTTTTAGTATTTAAACTAATATCAACAATTCTTTGGCTCTCGGAGTAGGACTTGAACCTACGACCCAGTGATTAACAGTCACTTGCTACTACCTACTGAGCTATCCGAGAGTAAAACCAATGAACCATGGAGAAATGAATGAAAAGATATGGTTCATTGGTCGAGGTATTTATACTATATATTATATATTAAGTATCTTCTATAAACAGCTGGCTCATTTATAGAAGGATTTCTTTTCTTGGCTTTAACAGCTCTGTATGCACTACTACTAAAAATCTTGGCAGGGGAGGAGGGAATCGAACCCTCGATCATGGAGTCAAAGTCCAATGCCTTAACCGCTTGGCTACTCCCCAGTTATTTGGTGCCTCTGATAGGACTCGAACCTATAACATCTTCCTTATCTAGAAAGAGCTCTGATCGGGTATAAGCCGATTTCTTTACCAATTAAGCTACAGAGGCATGAAAAGGCCCAGCTAGAAGTAACATGTCCACTAAAAACTTTCTAACTGGGCCTGACCGCGCTACTAAATGATTTAACAAACTACAAAAGGATTATATACTACTTTTTATTATATGTAAGATCATATAGCGTTTTGAAGTAATCAATTCGATATTTAAAGCGTCTATTAATAGTTTCATAGAGGCCTCGAATATCAACAATCTCTCTTCCTAAGTTAGAGTACATAGGTGTCTCAGAGAGAATTTCATCAATTGCTTCCATATGAGGAACCAGTTTGGCGAGTCCTTCTAATACATCAGTGTCTTCTTGTTTCCGATCTACATCATATTTAGCTAATTTTTCTTCAATTGAAGTAAGAAAAGATTCAGCCATTCTGATTCCTCCTTACTACACAGTAAGATTTGCAAAGAGACTCTTTCGTTCAGAAGGTTCTTTTACTTCAGAAGCTACTTCAAGTCCTTTATCAATTCCATGAGTTTCTTCAATCTTAGGAGGGTTATACCCCTGAACCATTTCAGTAGCTAACTGCTTCTCAGGTTCAAGATGCCCTTCAGTAGGAACATCAATACTAGCCTTCAAACCTTCAGCACCACGGGTAGCAGTGAAATCTACCTTAATATCTTTCTTTTCACTAAGGCCAATATTATTCTGCAAGTAAAGCTTGATAGCCTGCTTAATTTCACTTTCAATGAGAGTAATCTGCATTTTCAATTTCTCCAAATATTCTAACTTCTACTCTGGGATTATTTTTATCAACACTACCAAGAGAATAAGTTATTTTAGGCAAATACATATAGTTATCATCAGGAAGTTTTCCTGCTTTAACTAATGCATCACAAAAGAATTTATCAACAATAGAACAGACATTAGCTACATCACTAAGTCTGAGAGAACCAGGAAAGTAAGAGTATTTAAGTTCTGCCTTCTTTAATACAGGAAGCTTCATTAACTCTGGTTCAATAGCTTTAGTGAAATCTACCTTCATCTTGTTAAGAATCTGATAGTGAGCATTCCTGTAGAAGTTAAGATTAAGGGCGTAATTCTTACGCCCTATAATCATCTTCAAAGGTAGATCAACCTTTGAAATTTCTTGCATTAGCCAAAGAGACTCTTAACAGCAGCCTTCTGAGGAGCACCATCAACAGCTGCACCTTCAGTCTTCTTACCCTTGGCTCGATTACGAACCTGTCCCTTGTTCTTCTTTTCCCAATTGGTAATGAAGATACCTTCCGTCTTACCAGAAGCCGCTTCATTGACAGTCATCTTCGTTTCAGCATTGAAGACCTTATCAATAACATTTTCTTCACGGGTTTCACCAGATGGAACATAGTTACCGGCATCGTCCTTGACATTCTTGTCAACGATCTGCTTGAGGATGCCAAGAAGCACTTCGGTATCACAGAGATCAGTGATAGTCGGCACACTCTTCGGAAGTTCCGTCTTAGCTTCATAGTCATAGAGCTTGAATGTCTTATCAGCCGTATCAAGTTCATTCAGAGGCTTACCGACAGCACAAATGCAGAGATCATTGATCGTTGTGAAACCAGGAAGAGGAACCTTGTTACCCGTCTGCTTATTCGTAAAGAAGCATTCACCCTTGGCATTTGTGATCCAAATCTGTTCACGATATTCATGACCATGAACATCAGCAATCAGGTTAGCAGCCATAGCTCCTTTAGCAGACGTGGTGATATAGACTGCCTTAATCTTGGCAGGATAGACATCAGATTCCAAGCAGGAGAAACCGCCAAGGGAATCCTTAACCTGTTCCAAGCCTTCAGTGGTCATATTAGAAAAAATACTCATATTAATTTACCTTCTGTGTAGTAGTTAGTCGTTATAGAACTTGTTTAAATGATCCAAGAGAACTTGGCAATCATTATCAATAAATGTTTCTTCCTTAGAGAAAAGTCCCATAGGAGAACGAATACGTTCACCAGTCGTATCTTTAGTTAACCGAGTCTGGAAAACATATTTAAATCCAAGAGCTTCCTCTTCTTCTGAGATATGAAGCATCTCATTCTTGTAATCCTTCAAATCTTTAAGAGGAATCTTCTTAGCAGCAACAATAGTAGAGAAGTAAGCTTCAATGCCATTGTTCTTTAAAGCACCTTTAATGGGAACAGAAACTTCCCATTCTCCAGTGTTTTCATTCAGAACTTTCAAGGTGTGAGCAATAATGATGACAGGTTTACCAAACTTGATAATCTTGTCCTGCATCAGATTTTTAAAATATTGTTGAAAATCTGACCACCCGGACATCTTATTTGATGCAGTCAATACATAGCGCGACTCAAATTGGTCCATCAAGAAAGTTAAGGAATCAATAATAATTCCGTCAATTTCATCTTTATGTTCCATAGCATAATCAAATGACATAGGAACTTGATAAGGATCATCTACTCGTGCAGATCGAAACTTATTCTTGAAGGGTAATCTTTTACCCGCTTCAGTTCCGAGATAGAGCCAACGTTCCTGGTTCTTAATGTTTCGGAGTGAGGCACTCTTACCAGTGGCAGATACACCACAGACTAAGACCAATTGGTCATTCTGTTCTTTAATTTCTTCAGTCATGAGAATTTCTTAGCAATAGAAGTAAGGATAGAGCTATTAAGTTCTTCTGCAGAAAGATTACAACCACTTTGCTTATTGAACTTCTTTACTCGTTCAGAGACTTCATTGAATGTAAGTCCATTATCCACTAGAGCCATTGCATACTTATACATCATATTATTTCGATTACCTGGAATCATTCTAGAAGCAAACCATCTTTCAAGATTATCCATACTTTCAATCTTGGAGAATTCTTTCTCGAATTGTTCATTCCTACTGGTTCGAGGAATAAACTTCAAGGCATCCAAAAGTTCACCATCATTCTTGAATACCAATCCTGAGGGATTAGAAAGCCATTTCTTAGATGCTTGGTTTGATGCTTCATCAATGGTAAAAGGTAACCATTTAATGATGTTATTCATGAACTCTTTGTAATCTTCATTATTGAACTCAAGAGTATAGTTCAATGGAAGAATCAATCTGAATCTATCCTTTCCATCTTTACCATGACTCTTAGTTGTATAAATCAGATACTTGTAATCCTTAAAGAGTTCTTGAGTTGCTTTGATTGTAGTAGTTCCATCAACATCTAATACAACAATGTTGAATGGAGGAATTGTACATTCATTACATCTATGTCCCTGAAGAAATCCATGGTTACACCAATGTACATCTTTATTGGGATCAAATGCAGGATTCTTCTTTAAGAAGATTGTATCCAAAGCATCCCATGGAGCATTCTCAGTAACATAGTCAAAGGCAAAATCTTGAGACCAAGAAACAATAACTTTATTCAAGTCAGTTTTCTTTAGAGTCTCACCCTTAAAGAATTCAATACCATCAATAAAAGATTTCTTAATGATGATCTGATTCTTATATCCCCATGCTACAGCCAAGTTCATCAACTCACTTCGAGCAGAAGCACTTGACTTATAGAAAGGAAGGGCTGCATTTAAGTCCGCATGAGTCAGCTCAGTATCTGTTGAAGCAATATATTTAGCCAACTTCATGTAAGGCTTTTCTCTGGTGAGAATTGAGGAAAAAGCTTCACCACTATCTTCTACCAGCTTAATTGCCTGTAAAACATGATCCAGGGTAACTTCAGGGCTTTCATCTACAAAAGCCAATGCCCCTGCTAACTTCAATGCTTTGAAGTACCGATGAGAGAGTTCAGCTTTCTTAATCTCTTCAAATTCAGGAAGAGTATCAGCAATCTTTTCACATTCTGTTTTGTATTCAATCAGTTTGATTGAAGTACTATCAGCAATTAGCATTTCCCAGTTAAAGTGAGAAATTTCTGCAAGCTGAGTGAACTTATCAGACCACTTCAGAATGGTAGAAGAATTGGATACATCTGTGAGTTTTGCAAAAATTTGTTCCGGAGTCATGGAATACATTGCTTTCTTGTTTACCTTACCGATACCAAACAAGCAACGTCTTGCATAACCAATTTCCAGGAACGAATAAAAAGCATCCTCAGTGAGACCACCATCAAATAGCTTAACAGGGGTACCAAACAGAAGCATATTAGTAGGCGTCTTTCCATCTCGTTCTTCTGAACGATTATTATCCACCGTATTCTTAATTAACTTCTGTTTAACAAGACCTTGGTCATACAGTTCCAAGAAAACATTAAGAACTTCTGTGTTAGTTACAAGGTTAGAACCAATTTCATCAATCTGAAGATTGATTGAACCACAAGCAGCAAGAAGTAATTTGTCTCTTAGCTGTTTAACTGCTGGACTTGTACCACTATCAAAGGTAAAAGGATATGCCCCAAGTTTCTTGTACTCAGTTTCAACAATATCTCTTTCAATAGCCTCTTCAGCCTGTTTCTTAATTGCTCGTTCCTGAGCAATATAATCCAGATGTTGATTAGCTACTTCAGGCATTGTCTCTTCAAGAAACTTTTTCTTGAAGCCTCTGATGAACTCATTCTCCATGATGTTTACAGAATGCCCTTTACCATAGCCAGAAGAGGCAAGAGCCAGAGCATAAACATTCACAGGAACTACACCTCTATCTTTAGTTTTGATAGAGGCTCGCATAGAAGATGCCATCTTTGCTAAGAAATAGGCAACTTCTACACGATAAAAACCCTTATCTACATTCTGGGTTTTATTACAGAGTACATCAGTAATTTCTTCAATAACAGGAGCATATTTAACATTGCTCAAGTCAATCATAATTACTTAATTACCAACTCGCATAGTAGAAAAGAACAGAATTTTTTTCCATGGCTCCAAGAGCTTTACCAAGTTCTTCAATAGAAAATACCAACTGGTTAATATACCAATCGTCATAAGTAGTAGAACCAAAGAAGAAACCATCACAGGTAGGCAAGAGTTTTTCAGCCAAAGAAGAATCTTTGAGCATGTTTGTTTCAGGATTAACTTCTGATGCGGCTAGAACACGACAGATAGTTCCAATCAAACGAAGAACATCTTCTCGTGTTACCTTGTACAAAACCTGATCTTCAAGGCATTCACAATGATTACAGAACCAATTATGAATAGCATTTGCCTTACGCCAGTAGGCTACTTCTGTATCAAAGTCTAAACCACTTTCATAAGCAGCTTCAGACTTATCAAAGTACTCTTTAGCTGTCTTTGGTTCCTTATCCTTAGGAACCAATTTAAGATACATATCAAGACCCATTTTTATCTCCTAACATTCGTTTGCATTGAGAACAAATTGAAGCGGCAGAACAATAAGCACATCTTCGAGGTTCACCAGGAACTACTCTGATTGCACCTAGACCTTTCTTTTCGACCATCATGTACTTATAGGCTTCCATATGAGAATCGAAATTTTTAGTTGCCCTAGTTGCTGCGGGATTAGAAAAGTATTTATATTTAGTAGGAGTTCTCCAAAGTTCTTCATCTGAACATTCAGGTAAAGATTCTTCTGGAGCATCCTTATACTTACTAATTTGATCCAGTTTCTTAGACAACCAATCTTCAGTCTCGCTTAGAGAAAGAAGTTTGATATCCCTATATGCTGCTCTATGCTGAGGATATGAAGGATCCTTCATCGCAGATAACTTAGACCAATCCGTAAAGACAAAGTTAATACGAATATAATCTTCAGTAATCTTATCTTGGTTCAACCATTTATAGAGACTTCCTTGAAGTTTATAATCTTCATCAGAAGAACATTTAGTCCATTTCATGGTGGTAGTTGACTTATTGTCATGGAGAAGACCATCAGCTACAAAGTCAAACTTACCACCAATCTTATATCCGTTGAACTCTTTAATATTTCTCTGTTCCAAGTAGACAGGAATGTCACCTTCTTTTAGATCTTCCTTTTTAGGATTGATTTTAAATTTTTCAATGACTTTAGCTTGCACACCCAGAATAGCAAGGTTCTTCTTGTAGTTTTCTACCCAAGCTTTTTCGATAGAGTCATGAATAGAAGTACCCATGGCTCTAGCAAGATAATCTTCTACATCTGTTGAGACAGTATTCATATCAACTCTACGTTGAAGAATAATCTGTCTAACAGGTTTTAGAAGAGCTGTAACAGAGTAATAAGTAGGATCATTGACATAATCATACTTATCATTTACAGCCCAAACAGCAAGAGTCAGAGGAATATTAGAAACATTAGTTATCACACTCATTCTGATAATTCTCTTGTTTGATGGCTTCTTTGATCAGCACAAAGGGGATAGAACCTGCGTTGTAAATCCACTTCTTTTCCTTTGCAGAAAGTCCAAGAAGTTTTTTTTCATGATCCTTCAAGAAGTCTTCACGAGCATCCTTGATCAAAGCTTTAACCAATTGATCCAGTTTGATTCGTTCAGAAGTCTTACTCAAAAGATCAATAGCTCGGTTTAAAGTCAAGTAACTTCGATAAATAGCCTGAAGGTTTGATAATGTAGGATCACAGATCATTGCAATTTTTTTCTTAATAATAATGTCTGAAAAAGTAGGGTCTTTGTATTTCCATCGACCCTTAAGTTCGTAATCCTCATCAACTTCAGAGATTACATAACCTTCCCTATTGCCATTGCTATATTCAGATTTAGCTGGAAGAGGCAAAGCATCCTTTAAATCCAAGAAGCTTGACAAATGAAATTCACGAAACTTCACAAAGAAATTCTTGAATTCAGGATCAAGTTGGTCAGCAAGAAGAGTAAGCCTAGGAGGTGTTAATCTACGTCCAGTAGCTTCAGAGATGATGCTCTTATAGAAGATACCATCGTAGAACTTAAACTGTCCCAAAGGGCCTTTATAGCCAATCCTACGGCATATATTCTGACCGAAGTACTCACCCCATAGATAGATTCCAGCTACTTCATTCTTTTGCATGTAATCCTGAAGGGCTGAGATCAATCCATTAAGCTCTTCTTTATCAGCAATGAATTTGAAGAGCCCTCTACAGGCATCTTCACCATTACGAGAGAAGCAACTAACACTACCAATCCAAGGGATAAACAAACTAAGATTAGCACCATCAATCTTTTCAGAAACATAAAAGATGGTGTTAAGGTGTTTAAAACTTTCTGTAGGAACTCCAAAGCAATCACTGAAATGATCCATCTTTGGAAATTGAATGTACTGTTCTTTTAGGAATGTAGTTTCCATAATTATGCCTTGGGCATATCACAAGTACTTTCAAATTCTTTCTTAGTCATATAACCAAGGTTAGAGATTGAATGTACTTCAACACTGGTGATTTTCTGAATCTTGTTTTCACCACCCAGAAATTCAATTCCATGCTTCTGAGCATATACTGCCATGTCCAAATAAGCATTTCGATTAATATTGGCACTATCTCCAAAGGTGACAAAGGAGAAAGGAACTTGAAAATACTTTTCATCCTTATCTACATAACCAATAGTGGAAAAGACAAGGAACCAATAGTGTTTAGGGGAATTCGCAGGAACTAAGTCAGTCATATATTTCCTTTAGTTTATTGAAGTATTTATTCTATAGATTCTTTTACTATAAAAATAAGTTCATCTGAAGAACATTTATTAGGCACAGTTATTTCGTGTGCCCAATCTGGAAAGAATATTGAGAACTCACCACCCAGATGAACCTGAGGGTGATAAATAACAGGATCATCTTGCCAAGATACTGCTTTAACTAGATGTTCATTGGCCCACAATAAAGTATCAATATCATCCTTAATAAGGAAATATTGAGCATCATGTATATGCGCTACAGGTTTAATGTCGTACTTATATTGTGAGTTTCTTACTTCACCATTGAACTCAATAGCAGCTCTGTTCGTTAAGAGACACCAGCTTTGCCCGAGAGCATTCCCTGCTGTCCTCCCTTCAGCTTCTGCTTCTTTAGGAGTTTTAGCAGTTCCCTTAACTACTTGCTTCAAGAGAGGAGTTCTTACTCTTAATCCAAAGGCACAGGTAACATAACCATCTTTAGTTGCTTGTTGAAGTTGGTCTGCTACCCATTTATCACTCACTTTATAAAGTTCGTGATATCTAGATTCAATATGTTTGGCTTCTTCTTCAGTGAAGCCAAAGTTCTTCATTAAGGTAAGATATGTACCTGCATACGCTACGTAAGAGCAAACGTTGGACCCTTAGAGTCCTGGCGAATGCTCTTATATTCCTCCTTAATATGATTGATACGCTTTAAATTATGTTCGACAACTGATACTTTTTTAATATCAGTTATCTTTTCTATAAGCTTTAGCACCATTTATTCTTGCCCTTTCAATACGTTGAATCATCAAAGATTCATCCAGTTCATGTTCAAGGTTAAGTTCTTTTGCAATCTTACGAAGTTTCACAGATAAGAATGGAACTTTATATGGAACTCTTTGAGATAAAGAAGCATAGGATTCTCCTTGGATTACATCCCAAAGACAATCAACAAATTCTTCTTTAGTTAATCTATGCGTATAAGTTTTTAATCCTGTTTGAACTGCATGAAATGAGTTTTCTGATGATGTGACCCATTCAATATTAGAAACATGATTATTAGTTCTATTTCCATCTATATGGTTCACTTCAGGTAAATTATTTGGATTAGGTATAAAAGCTTGAGCTACTAGTCTATGAATATAAAAGTAAGATCCTTTATTATTTTTCCATAAACTTACTTGTGGATAAATAACTTGTTTATTTAAATTGGTTCTAAGAATTCTTCCTTTATACGGATAAATATGTCCATCTCTTCCTAGTAGTTCTCTATCTAGAGATCTTACAAAACCTGTATCAGATACTTCATAAAGACCTTCATATCCCTTGATTGGTAAGAAGTTCATAAAGTTGTTTTCCTGTATAAGTTTTACCTAGGTACTCAATTTGTTCTGTTTCATGAAACCAAATATCGGTACCACCGACTTTTGCGGTATAACATTCTTCAGAATCTTTTGCCATCTCAACATCAGGCATTTTTTCTTGCCAATAAGAAAATGCACGTAAACAATGCCCATCGTACCCATGAATATAAACAGAAAGTTTATTAGGGTCTTTAGTGGTTAGAGCAGAAATATGGTCTTCCAAAGCTGAAAAGTCCAAACCACACAGAACCCATCCTGGAGGAGCTATAAAGCAAGATTTGATGATCTTGGCATACTTTGAACCAGTAGCAGGCAGCTGCTGTAAGTTCGGCGATGAAGAACTCATTCGTCCACTTACAGTTCCCCCTAAATTGAAAGAACCAACGAGATAATGCCAATGCTCTTTCTCTGAATAAACTGCTGCTTTAAAAGCAGGAATGAAGGCACTAAGAATTTTGTCAACAGCACTGAAATCAATCAGAGCTTGTAAAATTTCTTGTACTTTTTCATCCTGAGTATGTTTAGTCAGTTTAGAGATAGTGTCAGTATCTGTACTTGGAGCATTTGATGCTGTCTTATTCAAAATAGGTAACTTACAAAATCTATACAGAAGATCCTGTAATTGAAGATGACTCCTAGGATTAAATTCAATCTTTGCATCTTCAATGGTTACCTGTTTCTTCTTAAGAATCTTATTCTTTTTCTCTACCCATTCTTCTCTCTGGTTCAGCATAAATTCTTGAACCAAGGAATTCTCATTTAGAGTTTTTAATGCTACTTGCTGATCACCTTGGAGTTCTTTCTCTACCTCCAGTACTCTAGGCATACTCAGAGGAAAGCCTGTAAGCTGCATCTGAATGATGTCTTTAAGAGAGAGAAGGAACAAAGTCTCATAGATGTTCAACTGATTATCTTGGATCATCATGGGTCGATACTTGTTATAAACAAACCAAGTAGCTAACCCATCTCTCAAGTTATATTCCAAGAGTTGATCCAAAGGAATCTTTGTAATGTCACCAATTTCTTCCTGAGCATAGTTTCCTGCAAACTCTTGAGCCAAAGCTTTAAGGCCTAGTTCATTACCTGCACAGCTATTAGTAGCTAAGTAGGCAATGATCTTTGTATCCTCAAAGTTCTTGAGCATTGCTTGCATTCCTCGATACAAACCTTGAACATCTGTGATGTCATTCATCCAGAGTTCATAGATAAGAATCGTGGCATCAAAGCTAATGTTATGGAAGATCAGTTTGCCTTGATAGGATTCCAAGAAATCTTTGAGTAAGACTCGTACAGAAAGGTTCTTTTGTTCTGGCGATGGATCAATTTGGAATGCTATTCCTTTATCAATTCCCGAACAGAAAGTAATAGAACCTAACTTTGCTTTATCTAATTTAAGACTAAAAGTTTCAATATCAGCTGTGAGAGCAGGATACTTCTTTAGTTCTTGAAGAGCATTAAAGATTTCATCTACGGTTTTAGGAAAGGTGGCAGTATATTCCAGACTTCCTGGAGGAGAATAGCAACTCCTAAGATCATCATTAATACAAGTAATTGATCTTTTGATCTTTGCCTTAACTTTATCTGGATCATAGAAAATACTCTTGTAGTCAGGACAATAGAGAACTTTCCAATGCCCTACTTCTTTGATGTATCCAATATTTACATCAGATTTAGCTTCCTTACTAAAGAGTTTGTAATAATCTGAATTACAGATTACTACATACTCTACATCAAAGTCTTGAAGAACTTCTTTAACTGATTCCAGATATTCCTTCATATCAGCAGTAGAAGTTTTCTTTTTAGTAGGGTCTTTGAAAAGATCAAGAATCAGAATGTCTTCTTTAGGAGCATCCAGAAGAGAAAGATATTCTTTTTCTATTTCTTGTTTCTGAATCTTATTAACTAGAAAACAGAACCGATACTCTTCTTTGGTTACATAGGTGAGGTGTTGCATACCAGATTAAACCCTAAATAAAAGGAAAGCATTTTCTCTACTTTAGATCTAATTGCGTCATCATTACTTTTAATGACTTTGTCATTATCTTCCAAAAAACACATAAGATTGTGATTGGCTTTTAAAGCCATGGGAAGAATGTAATGATGAAGGTGCAAGTAAGGGCTATCTTCATTAGGATGCTGACATTGAGAGAACTTACTTCTGTAATATAAACTCAAGTACTGCACATCATGTTCAATCTGTTCATACTTCTTTAAAACAGTATCAAAGTACTCTTTATTTTTAACTCGCCAGCTATATATGCCAACACCTGTATCATTACAACCAGACTCACAGTATGGCTGTACATAAAGTTTTTTCCCTTTATAAGCCACATAAACATTTTGAGTGTACTTAAAAAAGGATTCTATGCTGTGCCCTTCAATCTCTTTATAGTATTTAGCAAACTTATCTCGTGTATCTCTATAAAAAGGAAATACAACAAGTAAAGCAAACCTATCTACTGGATGCACACATTGGAAGTTAATTTGAGTTTGAAAGTCATTTTCTTCCGTTACAGTCAAACCCCAATTAATATCAGATAACTTAAGATCAGCCATAGATTTCTCCAAATCCTTTAGGAAGAGAACCATGGAAATACACATGGTTCTTAGCTCTTGAAACTGCCACGTAGAGAAGACGAGCTAATGTTTCTCTGTCTTTACAAGCTTTAAAAGAATCAAGGTCAATATATACATTTTCATAAGTACTCCCTTGAGACTTATGAATAGTACAAGCATGAGGGAGACGAAGAACCATATAAGTGTTCTTCACAATAATGTATTCTCTCCATTGTTTCTTTCGAGCAAATTCTTTAAGAAAAGCTGTTTTATCAGCAGCATTCATTACCTTACATCGTGTTGAACTATAACCCTCCCTAAGAACTTGAATTCTGAAATACCCAATAGACTTATCACCTATCTGATCATGCCAAGGATAGTCAGTTCGTTTGTTAGGAGTATTAATAATATGTATCTTCTGCTCTGGATAGAAAATTGGCTTAGGCTGCTGAATAACACCTGGTTTAAAGTTAGGAACACAATGTTGAGAATTAATTAGTTCTCTTACATTGTCCAAATCAGGTATGAGTGTATGCAGTAAAGATAGGTAGTTATCAACTCTTTCATTGGTATAAGCTAGAACAATATCCCGATTAGGCTTCATATTTTTTAAGAACTCTGTAGCTTGTTCAGGATCTAATCTATCTATTACTCCTGGCTCCAATTTAATATCATGGAACTTTCCAGTAAGAACTGTTTGCTTCAGTTGATTACACAGATCAACTAGAGCTTGATGATCTTTGTTTCGAACAGGAGTAGAAAGAAAAGCAGTAACTGATGGATCAGTATTATTCCAATAAGGCTTTTCATTAACTGGTGCAAGTTGGTTGTTATCACCAATAAACACTAATTTAGTGTTTGAACTACAAGCACCTCTAATCATCTCCAGAGCTTTCTTACTTAACATAGAACATTCATCAATAAAGACAATAGAGTCTTTAAGAATGAAGTCTGGATCATTTTTAAGAGTTGTAGTTCCTTGAATATAGTCTTCTCTTACAGTAATATGAAAATAATTGAAGACTGTAGGAATTTCTATATTTAATGCTTCTGCAAGAACTGCTGCTGCTTTATTAGTAGTAGCAGTAAAAATACAATCCATATACTTGTATGGAAGATTTAAAAGCTTGCAGTAATTCTTATATTTACCTTGGTTCAGAATCACAGCGAATTCTTTAGAAAGAAATGTCTTACCAGAACCAGCTGAACCAAAGAGATAGAATTCTTTTTTATTACTTAACAGGAAGCGCATAAACTTATCACACGCTTCCTGTTGATCTTTAGTTAAAGTATAGGAGGTCATTTTTTTAACCCCCTATACAGGGGGCTTACTTAATAGTCCACTTGGTCATATTGAGAGCAGTCCAAGATTTACGCATCCGCTTACGGATACAGTCAGCTTGTTCATACTCTTTTTTAGACACAGAAGACTTGGCATAGAGTTTACGAAGAATCTTCATAGGAGATTCATAAGCAGCTACCTGGCGAACCTTTTTGAGAGCTTCCTGTGTAGAAACTTCTGTATGTTCATCCAGAGAAGAAGCTTCCTTCTTGCTCACATCTCGCTTAGAGATTTTCTTTAACTTCTCTATGTAATTACCATAGACACAATCATGTCCATAAGAACCCTTAATTTCGGTGTACTTGTTGGAAGGAGGGAACTGGCAGTTAATAGCCTTAGCCAAAAGTTCCTTACCTGCTTTAAGAGAAGTCATAGATTTATTTTCCTTAAGCAGTTCAGTACATTCTTTAGGAATGACTGCAAGAATGTCATAACCACAGACACGAATCTTGTTAGGATCACATTCAGGAACTGCAATTACGTCTTCAGGGGTAAACTTAACCAGAAGGCACACATCACCCCAGAAGTTACGAAGGTAAGCTCTACGAGCGATATGAAGCCCCTGAGAGCATTCATTAGAACGATCAGGATCAACCATTTCAGGAGCCATGAAGACATGACTTCCAACACTCTGTTTAACAAGACCAGTATGGCAGTCAACAAAGACCTTACCCTTCTTATTAACCATTTTATAAGCAATGATGGAACCATCATCAGCAATAGGGAGATCAGCCTTTTCTAAAAAGGTAAGGAGATCATCCACAGTATGCTGACGCTTATCTGAAATCTTCATCAGACGTTCAATCAGAGCCTTTACACCAACATACTGCTGGAGCTTATATGCCTTGTTAATGTAAGTGTTGAGCTTTTCAATTCCGGAAATAACCTTCCCATCCTTGACTGCTACAACAGTCTTACCTGATTCCAAAACACCAAGATACTTTTCTCCAATCTTCTGAACATCTTCAAGAAGTTGAGGTTCTTTCTTTATGCGATCAGCAATCTCACAGAAGCATTGAAAGAGCTTCATACCAGTCACTTCAGAGAGAGTGTCATAGGTGTTCTTAGGACTCTTCAGAAGATCAAGATCAGCATAACCCTTTAAAGCAATTTCAGGGATAGCTTTAAAGATCATTTCCGCTTCTTCAGAATCAATAGGATACTTTACCATCGTGCCATCTTTAAGATAGGCACAGCAATGGTCAAGATTTTGAACCACAGAGATAATTCTCATTTAATAGTCCTCTTTAAAATATTGTGACGAATGAAGAGTTCTTCATTCTTAGTAAGCTTCCCTTCGTTTACCCAACAAAACTTACGAGGAAGAAATTCAATATTGTTCTGTTGAACATCCTTAAGAAACTTTTTAACACTTGAATCAAAGTAAAAGTTCAAAGCTTTTTCTACTCCCAGAATTTTTGCAATTCGATAGAGTTCAATAACTTGATTGGTATTTGTAGTAAGTGAAGAATCTTTCTTCAAAAAGTCATATCCAAAATGGAATACCCCTTTACTGTGCCGACAAATATTAATAAAAGTTTCAGCCCCTATTCGTTTATCTTCGTTTTTAATACAACTAAGAATATCCTTATCTTTAAGGGTAAGTCTAAGTTTTCGAGTAGGATTTACTTTATTCATTTCTTTCTTAATGAATTCAGGAACACTAAGAAGATTTAATTTCTTCTTAAGTTTAAGAGCTACAGCTTTAGTTCTGACAATAAGAATCTTGTCATCATAGTGTTCAGCAAGAAAAGTCACATAAGAACTAGGAATACCTTCCCAACTACCACATTGATTCTTAGTGTTAACAACACTAATTGCCTCAAATTTCCTGTCTTTGAGGGATTCAAGAGTATTTTTGAACCATTCAAAAGAAGCTACAAGGCTTATAGCTGACCAAGCTTTTGAGTATGGCCTATACCCAGCACTCAAAGAAATCCATTCATATTCAGTGTCAGAAGAATTTTCTTTCTTTTTAGGAGCTTCAAAAACAATTTCCTTAACACGGTAGCCAAGACTCTGTAACTTCTCAATTACCTTGGTTCTTGTTTTCTTAGCTGTACACTTATAAAAGGCATAATTCTTAGGAACATGAGGATCAAAAGATTTAATCTTCTTAGTTCCTGCGCCTACATAAATAATAGGATTAAGAAGAGAAAGAATAGTACTCAAACTAAAAGAAGTTTTAGGTTTACTATAGTCTAAGAGTGTGGTTTCATTAGAATACCATTTAATGTTTTGACAATAAAAATAAGAAAACTTCAAAGGATCAAGACCTGCCGTTTGAAGTTTCTTATCATTGGTTCGTTTCAAATGTTTCAAGAACCAAGGATAGTAATTGTCTTTTCCATGACTATAGTTGAATTTAGCTTTCTGAAGAAGTAGGGATCGACGAAAAGGAGAATTCTTTAACCAAATCTTAGTTGCATAGTCTTTAAAGCGACATTCAGACATAAAAGCATAAAAATACTTATAGATTTCATGCTCTTCATAAAACTCTTGATTGATATATTGATTCTTACTTCGATAAAAAATATCGTCATAAGCAAAATCAGAATAATCTTCTTTATACTCTTCAATAGCTTCTACAGCATAAGCTTCAAATTTAGTTTTAGAACCATGAAAGATAGAATGAATAACTTCTTTAAGAAGATTATTAATTTCTTCCTGGTTCTGAAGAGTATATCGAAGGTCCTCACGAGAAGGGGTAATAGTCAGACTATTAGGTTTAGCTTTTAAGATAATTCTGGAACAATGAACATTAAGACGATTAACAAACTCAATTAAATAAATTAAATTATCATAATAAGAATATTCATCGCTAATTCTAAGAGGATAAATTACATCTCCATATTTAATCCATGGAGTAGATTCTACAAGGGTAGTTGTATCGTTGACAGTAGGTCGTACAACTATGAACTTTTCAAACTTAGGTAGATGATGAACTACTTTTCCATTAAGGTAAGAATCTTTTTCTGAGTAGTAAAGAACATCATTAATAGCTCGTCTGAAATTAAGCATATCATAGTAGTTCTTGATAGGAATCTTTACAGTCAGACCAGTTTCTTCTGTAGGAAGAGAAAGAATAGGAATAATTGCAGGTTTACCATCTGTACTCTCAGATGCTTTATTCATCTGATAGATTGTTTTGGTTCCTTCACAGCAGGAGGTAACTTCAAAGTTCTCTGTATAAGCAAAGGGAGATTTACAGCCAAGACCAAAGCCTCCAGTCTGATTAGCACAGTTTTTCTTAGTAGAAAGACCATAAGTGCCATAAATTTCCTGAATCTTATCTTTAAGAATACCAGGGCCAAAGTCCTGAACAATAAATTCATCTTCAGTTAAACTGACTTCAATCAGTTTGTTCACTCCAGCTTGTACATGAGCATCCCAAGCATTACAAATGATCTCTCGAACAATAGCCTTAATAGGATTGGCATAGAGAGAACTAGAAAGGATATTAAAGAATTCAGGAGAGTTAGCAATCTGAAATTCAATTGCTTTCTGTCCACCTACGATAGCACAATTAGTATCGTTAGTTCCGCTGACTTGCATCATTTTCTCCAGATACAAAAAAGCCTCCAATAGGAGGCAGAAAGATTTCTTATACCCACTCAGAGAATAGATATAAGAAAGGGAACTATTTCTAGTTCCCTTGCTGATTTTTAGTAAAGGAATTGTCTATATCAGTATGGTTGATATTAGCAATTAGGTCTACTTACATTTAGCCAGAGAATAGTTCCTGTGGTGGTGCTCTGGTACTACTTATTCTACATCCTTTCTCAGCTGTCTCCAGCCAACAAAGTTTGCACAGTTTTCTCTAATATCACTAATAGCTTGTGCAACGTGTTCAAAGGGACTGTAATGACCATTGTTCAACAATTGGTTATACAGACGAATGTCCCCTTCAAGATTGTACTTACCGTCATAAGCCTTGTAAGAGACACGAGCACAACGAGCAACAGACATCATCCTTAAAGTCTCAGGGTTGTACATCTGTCGTTCAGCAATAGTAATGTAAGGAAGATGCCATTCTCCTACAGGAACAGTGTATGGTGTATGTTCCTTAAGAAGAGCTTTCATCTTATCTGCTACATCTTTAATCTCAGGCTGTGCATCATCTGCACATCGAAGATTAAAAAAGTTCTCCCATTCAGTAGAAGAGATTAATTGAGTAGTAGAACAGAATGGTTCAAGATACCGATTCAAATATTGTTTATGAATACTCTTACCGGTGATTCGTTCAATCTTACCATTCAATTCTTCTAGATAATTGGCAGTAGCTCTAGCGAGAGTATGAATATCTTTATTGATGATCTTCTTTACATCATCAGTGAATTCCTCTCCTCCAACCATTCCCTTCTGTTCTGCATTCCAATGTGTAGGATAGAATGGATTAATCCTTACACTGTCACATCGCTTAGAAAAGCTCTGTGCTCGACTAGAAGAGGCATTTCTGGAAAACTGGCGATGGGTGTTAACTTCTGCTAAGAGAGGTCTCCAGTATTTGACTTCAAATGTGGTAAGACGCGCATTAGTCTGATTACAAATTGAATCAGCAATAATCTTTACTTCTGGTTCAGTCATTGACATGAATAGTTTTTCCTATAAGAGCATTTTCTGTTGTGTTTTTAGCAATCCAAATTACTTCAGTTTCTTTACCTACTGGTTTCATTGGTTTACACCAAAGATCAGTAAAGATAATGGCTAGAGTAGGTTTATTCTTCATAATCCATTGATGAACTGGACGATAACTAGTACCACCTCTACCTTTAATCTTTAAATCTTTGATTACAGTATCAGGGTAGTAAACCTTTTCATTTTGAATAATAGTATCAAATTGAATAGCTGTAAGTTTCTCGGGTTTGAACTCATTATGGATATACCTGAGTTCAGACATGAAACGTTTTACATCTTCGTCCAGAATAGAACCAGAGACATCAAGGAACATTGCTATAGAAATCAATCTACCTTCATCAGGAAGCATAGAAGGCATATAAATATCATGATACCTTCTATTAGGTCTCTGCCATGACCATTCAGAATCTAACTTATCTTGAAGATAATTTCTCAAAATGTTCTTCCAAGGGAGTTTAGGCTTCAAGAAGTCATTGAGAATAGCCTCAACCTTTCCAGGAACTTCCCCTGCAAACTTAGCTACAGCAGTAGCTTGTTGAACAATGGGAACTTGATCAGAAGAACCTGTAGGATTCTTAGTTCCCCAAGATTGAGATACATAACCTGATCCATTTCCTTGACCCCCTGACTGCTTAGAAGTCTTTAGAATTTCTTCATAAATCTTCTCTTCAGTCCAGTCATCTGAATCATAATTTGGATCAAAGAGGACACCTGTAGGAGCATCAGAGACATTAGAAAATTTACTATCTTTTCTGATGTCATTATTGATTCTGATGTCACAGGCTATGTTCCAAACCTCTGGATCACGTGTTCCTCTTCGTATTCCATGAAGACAAGCAATATGCCAAAGTTCATGAAGAAGAGTGAATTGACGCTGCTTAAAAGACAATTCATCAAACCATTCAGGATTCCAAAAGAAATCCATCTTCTCAGTAACACCAGCAGTATCTATTTCTTTGTTCCATGAGAAATTTAAGTGGTTCAATAAACAAGCTAGAAAAGCAGCATTGTTATCAAGAAAGACTGCTGTCTTAACTTGATCTAATGCTCTGGTTCTATCCATATTAACCCATCATGTATTTCGAGAGTTCCTGCATATTTTCCACATATTCAGGAATACCAAGAAGAGGATTGTCATCTAAAGATGAATATCGACTATTTAAGTTACGGAGAAATGAAAGGGCAATAGTAGGAACAAAGTTCTTCTTAGCCCACTTAATTACTACAGGAAGAGTCTTTACATCAGCCTTGTTAGTCAAATGAATCATGATAGCAAACTGAGTAGCTTTATCTGTAGAACAAGAAATATCAGGATTCTGAATAATATCCTGAATAGTTACCAAGTCAGCATAGACTTTACAGAACTGAATAAAAGCACTTGCTTGGGAACCAGTGATAGCACCAGCAAGAACTTCAGTAAGACCTTTGATCTTTCCTCCATTAGCCTTAATCAGCTTAGAGGCAAATTCCCATGTTCTCGGGGAACAGAAAGTTTGTTCATCCTTATCGGGATCAAAGACCATCAATTTATCCGGATACATGGAAAGGTAAGCAAGAACCTTTTCATCAATCTGGTTCTTCACTGCAAAGTCCATCCAGTCATCAAAACTAATTTCCATATTCAAATGGATAACTCGGGAGGACATGGCAGTAGACAACTTATTGGTGATAGCACCATCAGTCATCTTATTACCTGCTGCTACTACATAACATTCAGGATGAAGCTTTTTCTGACCAATCTCTCGATCAAGAATTACACGGTAAGCTGCAGCTTGTACACCTCGTGGAGCAGAATTGAATTCATCAAAAAATAAGAGAAATCCTGCTTTACCTTTAGGAATAGGAGTATCTTCAAAAGGATAAAAAGAGTAAGGCTGAAATTCTGCCTTACCATTATTGAAGAATGGGAGGCCCACTAAGTCACAGGGCTCCATAGTTGACAAACGGCAGTCGATTAACTCTAAGCTATATTCTTTTGCAATTTGTTTAACAATACTGCTCTTTCCGACACCCGGGCTACCTTGCAAGTAGGGAACAAGATGAGCCTTCATACAAAGCTCAGTAAATTTCTTTGCTTGGCTCGGAGTTACTGAAAAAAGATTATTCATAATTATTAAATTCCTTAAATTTCCAATCATCAAGCATAAGATCTAATGCTTTCTCTGCTTTAGGAATATCTTGCATGATTTGAGAAATAGTTTGGAATAGCACATTACTTCTAGTAACAAAACTAACTGTTAAATCACTTGTTGTTTGAGTATATAAAGGAATCTTTTCACCTTTCCAATAAGTGCAAATACTAAGAGTTCTATTACATCCATCATTAGTAACAGTAACTTCAAACTCTGTCTCATCAGAAATTGCATAAGATTTAGTGAATTTCAATTTTTTCTCCAGTTCTTTCTTTAGTTCTTGAAGAGTGTTATACATCTTATTAAAGTATTCACACTTACCTTCAGACTAATCTACACAGAATAATTTATGAAACTGCGATTCCAATTGTTGGATCAGTTTTTTGGTTCTTGCATTCATTCTTGTATTCTTCAATGAGTTCATCTAACTGTTGCATCTGTACATAACCAGCTGCAGCAATCTTAAACATCACTCCATACATAGCTCTCTGAGCAGAACCAAGGGCATAGAGATTAGCTGCCACTTTAGCTACATCAGAACTAGCAAAGGATTCACACAAGTAGATTTTCCCTTGAAGATTCAAATACTCTTTACAGAGTTCTTTCAATTTAGTATTCATTAGATGCTCTCCAAATAATGAAGGAATGCTACTTCTGCTCGTTTAGAAGAAATTCTCATATCCTTCGTACAGAAGAGTTCTTTCTTCTTTCCATTAGGTAAAGTAATCCACCAAATGGTTTTATATTTTTCTCTGGTTCCAGTAATGATATAAGAACCAAAGTTAAAAGAACTTGAAGTAGGTTGATTCCAATTATCAACCCATTTCTTATAGATACTTGCCTCTGTTACAGCAACTTTCATTGCTTGGTCAATCTCTCTGGCTCGTGGAGAATGATTCCACCCTCCTCCAAAAACAGTGACTGACCAAGCAGAACGCTTAATCAGAAATTCTCCATCCTGGTAGTAAGTCTTTTGAAGGCTTACTCCGGAAAGTTTAGGAATGGCCTCAAAAGAGGCCACTATTGAAGAGGGATGATCCTCTTTGAACCGTTGGAAGGGTGTGGGCATTCTCGTTCAATCCTGAAGGTTTTAGAGGGGTTTCTGAAGCTCTTCGTCTAAGAGCTTAGTTGCATCAGCCGCAGAGATATTCAAAGCAGCCATAATTTCTTGAATGGCAGAAGCCTTTGCAAGAATTCGAGACTTAGCATTCTCAATACGAGCTTCTTCGTTAGCAGAGTTAAATTCATTAGCTACTCGGTTCTTAGCTTCAGTACCAAGAGAGGCAACTCCATCAACAGTGTCTGCAATCAATCCACCCATTGATCCAACAGCAGAGACTGTTTTACTTAGGTTATTCATTAGATTCATTTTCATACTCATAAGCCATATCGAAGGCAGTGCCTTGTTGAGTTGCAACTTCATCTGCCACTAAACCCCAAAGATAAGCTACGTTTTTAGGGTCATTTTGTTCAGATTCAAATTCAGCAATGACTACTCCATCCTGCACAATAGAAATCTTCATTTCTGATTCTCCAGTTCCATATTCATCTTCAGCTCCTACCTGTACAGTTCCATGTACAGGAGGAGATTCAGAATAATGCATTTCTCCTAGGGATTAGATGTCATCGTCGAAGGATTCACCGGTAACTGTGGGTTTCTCATCTTTACGACGGTAGATCCTCACTTGAAGTTTTGTGACACATTCTTCCCCGGGCTTAAGAGTATTAGCCTTACGAAGAAGGGATTCGAGAAGAGAGTTACCATTGGCGAGAAGAGTCTGAAATTCACCTTCACCAGAAACTTGGTTCTTCTTCATGCCATCAAGGTAAAGAGGCTGAGGAAGAGCAATAAACATCTTTTCCATCTTGTCCGTAACGGACACATAGACTTCTTTTTCAACACCTACCTTGATAAGATAGTTGCTCTTGCTCTTTTCCTGACTCTGAGAACCAGAGGAATATTTGTTAAAATCAAATGCCATTTTCATTTCTCCTTAAAAGGCATAAAAAATCCTCACCCAGAACTTTCTAAGTGAGGCTATTAGGGTAAATACTAATAGGTATTTCCCTAAGGTATAAATCATTTCCATCCAGAAGACGGTATACTCTATATTTATATAAGGTATACGTAATTCTTCATTTAAATAGTCTTTTCATGTATCTTCTAATGTATATATAAAGTATCTATATTTATCCATCTAGAATAATAATAATGTATCCTAGTGTATAGACTATATAAACGGATCTCTTAAAGTCGTATATAATTAATATCTATAAAGCATATTCTGTTATATAACCCTATACCCCTTTAATAGAAGTAGAGGGTTAAATTTTATTATCTAAGCATATATTCAGATTTTAAGATTCCATCAGCAAATTCCTTAAGACAAGGAATATCGTCATAATGAGTTCCTAAATCTTCAGTACAAGCTTGTAAATACCTACTTTGAGCAAGAGAATACATACAAAGTTTATACTGCTTCATAAGCTCTCCAGCATGATTAGGAGATACTCCAAAGGAATCATGAATCTCAGAGATATGAAAGGTAGACTTAGGTAAGTCATTTAACATATCTTGGATTAATCCTTTAGGTAACATTCCAATATTTGCAGGAGTTACTTCATACAGAATTCTGTAAGAGAAATAATGATGCTTATTCGCATATTTCAATAACTGACTCATAAGAATACAAGATTCATCTGGTTCAGTATTCCAGAATTCAGGATGATTAGCTAAAGTAATCAACCAAGCTCTTCTTTTAGCAGATAAACCTGCTCTTCTACTCAACTCTCTAGCAATAAAACCATCACAAGAATGAGTAATACCAGGACCAAGTTCAAGAGAATACTCTAATTCTCCTTCTTGGTACCGACTAATTACAACTTCTTTATCCCTAAAAGGAAGATGGTAATTCATCTTAACCTTATTAATTTTAAAGGCTCTAAAGCCATCAGGAAGTACAAAAGCATATCTTGTACCAATCTTCTTCCAAAGCAAAGGAAAGGTACGATTTAATTTCCATGCCTTAAACGTATTCATAAGATCATGGAAAATCTTTTGATGCTGAGGATCATCAAAGAGTTCTTTTACATTCCTAGAACAGTTATAAACTGAAGGAACGAAAATCTTCTTCTTAATCTGACTTCTAGTAAACTTAGAAGGAATACCATCTTGAATCAAACGGTTATAAAGAGTAGTATAAAGATCACTTCTGTCTCCAGTAGGAAGAACATTAGTGAGCTTACTCATCTCAGTATCCTTAGCCCAGATTGCTTGAATCTGATAACCAGAAGAGGTAGCATCAAAATGACAGATGCTCCAAACCATAGGTTCTAAGCCTTGCTTGATTCTGTTATTAGCTTCCCACATATTCATGCATTGAGCATAGAAACAAGCAGGAGATTCTGCTTCTTGAGCCATAGAAATAATATTCTTTCTGAATACTTCTTTCTCTTGGTTCAACATTGGTTCAATGACAATGTCATACCATTCCTTAGCAATAGGAAAGGTATGTTTATCAAGATCCTTTTCCTTATACTTACAGTTCATACAGTTAGCAATAGAAATAGCTAACCAATACTTACCTTCTTCAGTAAGAATTTCTTCTTCAAAGCTAAGAACTGCTTTATCCTCATCTGTTCCTTGAGGATTGAACAAGTATCCAATAGGATAGTTCCTTCCCCGATAATCGAACATATTGAGGATATAAATCTTCTTGATTCCAAGAGCTTTATACAATTGGAGAATAAATTCCTTTCTCCAATGATGTCTTGCCTCTTCATCTAATTTCTTCTTATAATCAGCATCAGACTCCTCTGGTTCTTGTTCAGGAGTAGGAATCCTATTCCATAACATAGATTCCCAAACATCATAATTAATGACATAAGGGATACTATTTTGACGGTTGAGGAATTCTTTAGGAAACACATCATGTGCTTCCGCTTTAGAACTCCAAACAGAACGCTTTAGCTTTAAATAGCCATTTCTATGGCCATTTATTTTCCTTGGTTCACAAACCATAGGAGGATTACTCTGAAAGAGATCAAGTTCAAACTCGATCTTTTCATCTAAGAAAGCACGGGAGATAACTCTCCCATTCTTCTCTTCAAAGAACGTATTCTTGAATTCTTCGTAGAATGAGACAACATCGTCCCATTCTTCAAACTTCTTGGTGAGAGTTTGTAAGAACTGCGAAAGAGGCATGTTCTTATGCAGCATAAGCTCAGCACGTGCATAGATCATTGCCTGACCTTTCTTCTCTCCGAATTCCTCACAAACATCATAAGCGAATCCATCAATCATACTGGTTTTGCTGATGATGTACGGAATCTTCTCATATTTTGAGAATTCCGTTTCCAAAGCTTCTTCAAGGGCAACATAGTTACCCTGAGAAGCCATCTGCATCCATTCAGGATGCTGATTCAGAAGCTGGTTAACAGCTTCCTTGATCTGTTCCCTCATCTGTTCAGGTTGAACAGAACGATCATTTAACTTCAACATACATTTCTCCTATGTATAAATAAAAAGAAACCTCCCGAAAGAGGTTTTAACTATTCATCAATTTCAATTGAAGCCTTACATTCTTTAGGCTTCTGTTTCTTTACAAGAACATATTTCAATCCGAAGATTGTTTGTACATACCCTCCTTCAGGATGTTCTTTGATGAACTTGTCCAACTTCCTTAGGAAGTAACAAGTAACAAGTCTGTTATCTGCTGCTTCTTCAGTTAAAGCTGTTTTGTAGATGCTTTGCACCAAATAATCAAAGTTTTGCCCACGAAGAGCATGAGCATATTTACCTTTGCTTTCATAGGCATCACAAACAATGATGTCCTTACGAACTTCAAAGGCATACTCAAAGCCTTCAAAGTCCACAAGGACTTTTCCATCTGCAACAGGGAAACATCCTTCTACAGCTTTAGCCATGGAAGTTGCATGATTGTCATATTTATTCCAATCCATGGTTCACTCCAAGCAATCCAACAATGAAAAGAGCACTCCAGAAGTGCTCCAAGCAGCAACCAAGGAATAAACAACTCCCTCAGTTGCAATCTTTCCCCAAGAACTAAACAACAGCCCTGTGAGGACTATCAACATCAATGCCACAAGTCCTTTTAATAGACATAAAAATAGGGACTTCTTGAGTCCCTTATTCAATTTAAGTTTCATATAATGTTTTACAGATTACTCTGTAACCTCCTTAAGATTACTAATGATCTTCTTTACTTCTTGAACAAGATGATGAAGAACAATGAAACGAAGATCATTAAGTTCTTCTTTCTTCATATTTTGAAACGTATTGAGAAAGATTTCCCAACCCATTTCATCTAATTCCTCAGGTTTATAACCAAAGGACTTAAGTTCTTTCTTGAGCTGTACAGAAACTTTCATAACAATAACTCCCACTGAAAGCCAGGAAATCTAAGAAGGAACATCATGAAGCACAATGCTCCAATAATGTTCCACCAAAAGAACTCTTTCATTATTTCTCCTTAAAAATAGAAATAAAAATAAGCCAAGACTATCTTTGAGACTATCTCTAAGATAGAACTTGACCTTTAAACAACAATATATATATATATATACATAAACAGCCTCAAACTAAATTAATAGTTGAGGCTTAAAACATTTTAATTTAGTACAGCCTATTGTAAGCAATCCAATGAATTCCAAATAAAAATTCCTCCATGATCTCGCACTGCAAGACGAGCTTCTTATGGGGTCTTTTACTATGCCGCCTTACAAAGCTTTGAAAGGAAAACTCTTGATACGCCTCGCTATATTTATACATCCTTTCAACGTCATTCTCCTTGTAGAGTTTTACCTCCATGGGAAGCTTCCCATACTTCTGAGCGAGCTCAGCCTTAAGGGCATCAACTTCTTCTTGAAGGGAAAGATTTTCATAAGCAACCATGGTATTTCTCCATACAGACATATAAAAAAAAAAGGCCAAATGACTATCTGTAGAATCATTTGACCTTTAGGGTAGATTCAGTCAGTAGAGACTGATATAAGACCACTTGACCTTTAGGTTTAAAGGTAAAAATAATCTTGTATCAGTCCCCATTAAAACCAATGAGGACAAGGGCTAAACCCCAATTCAAATGAATGAGTTGAGGTTTAGGGTATCTTTAGTCAATCAGCATACTTTCTGAAGTGACGAAGAAGAACTCCATCAGCCTCAAGGTACCCACTAGGATACCTATTAATTGTACAGTCCATATTCCTCAACCCTTTCTTTAATTCATTGAAGGTAATTCCCTTCTTATTACGAAAGAGCTTTTGAACCTTCAAAGAAAACAGTTCCCATTGAATTATGTCTTCATTAAAAGGATTATCTTCAATGGTAGGAACAAGGGCTTCCAGATAGTTGACGATGAAACGAGCAGGAATAAGCTTAGACATATTTATCTCCTAAATATAAAAAGAGGAAGAGACTATCAATCAATCTCTTCCTCATGAACTATCTCTTTCTTAAAGACTATCTCTCACATAGTATCTTTGATAAGAGATCTAATTAATGTTTTCTTTCTTATACTTCAAGAAAAGAAAAACACTTTATTCACACCTCTCATTTCTGAAAGGTGTGTAAAAGTGCTTTTTATTAGAGATTACTTCTGTTCGTCGTCACCTTCCATCTTCTTGACGATCAGATTTACTCGATCTTCATCACTCATACCTTTGAGAGTGCCGAGATTATCAACACCATAAAGATTCTTACGAGCAATGATCTGAGCTGCCTGAAGGGTGTCGAGTGTGGTTTCAACACCGTCAAACATCATGTTCAGAGCTTGTTTTGTTTTACTACGAAAATCGTCCTTATGCTGGACGAACTCTTCTGCGACTGTTGCAACAGCAACAGCACCAGCAACAGGAGCTGTATAAGCTCCTTTGATGATATAGCCCATGCTCTTGATGAAACCGAGCTGTTCCTGTTTGACAACGTTGTTGATGTTGGTGGTAGAATTAGAAGCGTTCATATTGAACTCCTTATGTAAGATGTGAACAGGTGTGGTGGCTGTGCAAGAGCTACCACACCACTAAAAACCCCATAGAACTACATGGGGGGGGATAGTTGAGATATATAGTCCCAACACCCTTCCACTGCTGGTCTCTGCCGTTATGAAATTTTGTAACGGTGCCCTAAGCTTCTGCTGGTGTCTCCCCATAAGATATTTTCTAAAGGTTCCCTGAACCTTTCTCTTTTCCCCCACAAAAATTCTCTAAAAGGTTCCCTAGAATCTTTCTCTATTTTTATCTAGATGCTTACTTTATAGGGTAATTACTTACCTTGGTTCTTATTGGATATAATTCTCAGATATATAAACCGAGAATTAAACCAATGGGAATATCAGTAGATCAATTAAAAGAATCTCTACCTACTAATCTTCAATCTTTTGCTACACAAGACTTAGCTACTAAACTGGATCACATTACTACTGATCCTTTATACGCTGAAACTATTAAACAGAACTTCATCTCTTATACAAATGTTCTACAAGATAATAAGTACAAGACAGAAGATTACTTAAATGCTGTTGCTTATGTCTCATTTAAATTAATGGGATATTCAAACTCTGAGGCCTACTTCAGAACATTCCCAGATAGACAAGCAAAGCTAGTAGCTCAAGGTAAGACTCCTAAAGAAATAGCTTCTTATGTTGCTTCCTATCATAGGAACCAATTGGTTAATAAGATTATGGAGCAGTCCCTGATTCCTTCATGGGTACTGAACCAGGATGCTTATCAGAAGGCTATTAATACTCAAGTTAGATTAATGACAGAAGCTAAGTCTGAAAGAGTTCAGGCAATGGCTGCTGATTCAATCTTGAACCATTTGGCTAAACCAGAGACAGAAGCTCCCCTCATAAATATTGATCTAAGAAAGGGAAGTGGTTTAGATGAACTCAAGGATGCTCTTACTTCCCTGGCTCAGAAACAGAAAGAGCTGATTCTTAATGGAGTTCCTACTAAAGATATAGTGGAGCAGAAGTTGTATGGCGAAGCTAATTAAGCAAGAACTTGATCAATGGCTAGACCAAGTAAGATATGGCTTCTTAAATTCTTCTGAATATCATCCTACAGAGTTTGCTCTCAACTTTATGAACTTCATTAAATTAGTTAATGGAGAAACTGGTGAGAGTAATAAGACTCCCCCAGTCCATCTAAAGATGATGGATAAGCTTACTTCTGGTTCCAAGAGAATAGTTAATCTCTGTTTCCGTGGTTCAGGTAAAACTACTATCTTTATGGAGTACCTAACACTGTACTTAGCAGTGTTTCATGAGATACCTGGATTTGGTGCTGTAGATGGAATGATCTATGTGTCAGACTCAATGGAGAATGGTGCAAAGAATGCACGTAAGAATATTGAGTTTAGGTATGAGAGAAGTGAGTTCCTTCAGAAGTACATTCCTGATGCTAAGTTCACAGATGCTTACCTAGAGTTCACCAATCTAAAGGGTGAAAAGATGGGGGTAAAGCTCTATGGTGCTACTACTGGTTTACGTGGTACAAAGATATTCGGTAAGAGACCTGTACTGGCTATCCTAGACGACTTGATTAGTGATGAAGCATCAAAGTCTAAGACAGTGATGCAACTCATTAAGGATACGGTTTACAAGGGTGTGAACTATGCCCTTGATCCTACCAGGCAGAAGATCATCTTTAATGGGACTCCCTTCAATAAAGAAGACATCATCATTGAAGCAGTGGAATCTGGTGAATGGGATGTGAACGTATGGCCTGTATGTGAGAAATTCCCTTGTTCAAGAGAAGAGTTCCAAGGAGCATGGTCTGATAGATTCTCATATGACTATGTTATGGATCAGTATCAGACTGCTTTAGGTACAGGTAAGTTAGCAGCCTTCTATCAAGAATTGATGCTCAGGATTTCTTCAGATGATGAAAGGTTGGTACAGGATTCTGAGATTAGATGGTATGACAGAAGTAATCTATTAAATAATAAGGATTACTATAATTTTTATATTACTACTGACTTTGCTACTTCTGCTAAACAAACAGCTGACTACTCTGTTATAAGTGTATGGGCTTATAACGCTAATAAGGATTGGTTCTGGGTAGATGGTATCTGTGCAAAACAGACTATGGATAAGAACATAGATGCTTTGTTTAAGTTTGTTACTGAGTACTCTCCTCAGAGTGTAGGGGTAGAAGTTACTGGGCAACAAGGAGGATTTATCTCTTGGCTCCAGAGAGAAATGCAGACTAGAAATATCTGGTTTAACTTTGCTACTGGTAGTAATAACTCTCCTGGTATAAGACCTGTAACTGATAAATTGACTAGATTTAATATAGTTCTTCCTTGGTTCAAAGCAGGTAAGATTTATTGGCCTGAACAGATGAAGTCTTCTATCATTATGGGTACATTTATGCAGCAACTAAAACTTACTACTGTTAATGGTATTAAGGGACATGATGACTGTATAGATACTATTTCTATGCTTGGGTATCTAAAACCTTGGGAACCTCAAGCAGGTCAAAGAAAGATCATAGTTGCTGATGAATACTGGGAAGATGAAGAACCAGAACCAGTAAATGGAATGGATAGCTATATTGTATGAATCTACAGGAATGTTTAGATGTTTTAGCAAGAGGAAAGCTCTCTAACCTTTCCTTAGTTAGTAAGGGAAAAGTACTTGAAGAAGCAATTCCTGAAGTAGTGGATGCTATCAATGAAGGTTTGAGAAGAATATATACAAACCTTACTATTAAAGAAAATAATGTCATTCTTGAACTCACAGAATCAAGAACTGACTATGAGATTACTTCAGAGCATTCTTTAAGAAATTGGGATCCTGATGATCCTTTTTCCTCTTATAAATATTACATTAGAGATACAGATGTAAATCCTTTTCAAGATGATATTCTGGTTATCTTAGAGATATGGGATGATCTTGGGAGGAAGAGACCTATAAATGATCCAGATAATCCTTTAGGGGTTTATATAGATCAACCTAATAATCTAAGTGTGAATTTCACTAGAGAAGGTAGAGTTCTAAATGTAATTTATAGAGCTAAACATTTAGATTTGGTACCAACAGAACTTAGTACTAGAATACAGCTACCTGAAAATTTATATGGGGCTTTATTTAGTTACGTGGCTTATTTATTAATGGGTAGAATGAATACTCAGGAAGCAGTTGCTAATAGTGCTAGGTACTTCAATGAGTATCAAAGTATTATTAATGAGATTACAATGAACTCAACCTTAAACCCAGATAAGCTAGTTTCTGATTCTAAATTTTATATAAGAGGTTGGGTGTGAAAAATAATACTTTGTTCTATCCACAGGCTACAGTTAATACTCTTCTTGATGAATCCTATCTAGTTGTTAAATCTGTCTATCTGGCTTTAGGAAATATTAAGGCTGTCTCAGACCATGTAACAACTATAGTTGATCTCTCAAAACATCTAGATGAAATTCAAAATGTTCAAGAAGCAGCTAATAGAGTTTCAAGAGTTTGGGAATCTATAGATAATATTGATGCTATCAAAGCAGATATTAATAATGTAGATTCTGTTGCAACAACCCTTGGTGATATAAAAGTTGTTGCTAAAGATATAAATCATGTCATTAGGGTTTCTGCTAATATTGATGATGTTAAAACAGTTAGTAACTCTATTGATAAAGTCAATGAAGTAGCAGAAGATTTAGATGCTATTAAGAATGCTGCTTCAAATATAGGAGCTATTAAAGAAGCTCCTCAGTATGCCCAAGAAGCTTTTAATAGTGCTGTATTAGCTAAGCAAAGAGCACAAGATGCTAATGAATCTGCTGGCCTAGCTAGAAGATGGGCTACTCAAACTAATGCTCCTTTAGATGATGGTCTGTATGGTTCTAAGTACTATGCAGAGAAAGCTCAGGAATATCTTACTGTTTCAAAGAAAGATATAGCTCAAGCTATTCAAAATGGTAAGGTTGAAATTCAAGGAGCTACTCAAGAGTCTATTAATCAAATAGAAGAAAGTACCAATACTTCTATTACTGAAGTAAATCAAGTTGCACAGAATAAAAAGAATGAACTTGAAGTTATAGCTGGTACTTACTATGTTCCTGCTGTAGATTCTGAAGGTAATTTAAGTTGGTCTAATACTGGTAATAAAAAGAACCCAAATACCGTAAATATTAAAGGTGAAAAGGGTGATCCAGGATTAGATATTGTTATCTTAGGCCAACTAGATAATTATCAAGATTTAATTACTCAACATCCTACAGGAAGTAAGGGGGATGTTTGGGAAGTTAAAGATACTCATGAAGTATACGCATGGGATACTGTTAAAAATACCTGGGTATGCTTAGGAACACTTAGAGGTGCAAAGGGTGATCCAGGACAATCAGTAAATGAGTTTTTAATGGTACCTGACCCAGAAGAATACTTCTTGAGTATTTATGGTGAAACACATGGTGATGTGATTGGGAGCCTTGTGGTTCAAGAAAGTCCTTTTAATCCTGATCCAACAGAAATTTTAGATAATATTCTTAAAGGTTAAATAGATGCCTGAAACTATTACACAATCTCAGCAAATGGTTGCTCTTGCTACCCGTGTTGGTACTGAACTAAAGAAGGTATATGGCACGGTTGGTAAGTTAACTGAACTAAAGACCACTGATAAGACAGCTATTGTTGCTGCTATTAATGAAGCAGTTGATTCAATTAGTGCTGCTCAAGCAACTCTTAATGGGTATGCTACGAGACTAAATACTGTTGAATCAAAGGCTTCTACCAATACTTCGGATATTACAGCTGCTAAGGGCAATATTACAACCCTGCAGGCGAGTCTTGGTACGCTTCAGACTGATTTGAAGGCGTTGCAGGATAAGGTTAATTCCCAGTCGGAAATTGATGATACAGCAGCGGCTACGAACAAGACATACTCTTCAAGCAAGATCGAATCTGAAATCACTGCGGCTAAGCAGGCTGTGAAGAATGATCTTCTTGGTGGTGCTGGAGCTGCATATGACACGCTGAAGGAACTGGCTGATCTCATTGATGCCAACAAGACCGCTATTGACGCTTTGAAGGAAGTGGCTGCTGGGCATGTGAAGTATGACGTCGCTCAAACTTTGACGGATGCACAGAAGAAGCAAGCTCGTGACAATATTGGTGCTGGAGCTGTGGCTGATGTGACTTCTCATGGTACGAGATTAACGGCTGTTGAAAAGAAGGCCACGGACAATGCTACAGCTATAGCTAATCTAAAGACTGCTGTTGGTGATACCTCAGTTGATTTAGTGGCTAAGTTTGAAGAAGCCCTTAACGCTGCTGAATAAGGGTAATCCCGTATCTTTGGAGTAATTAATGGCAAATAAACCATATCCAACGCCTGCAAATCTATCAGAGCAATTAGTTAATCTCGGTTGGCGTCTTGCTACAGAGATGCGGGCTCTTCATAACACCGTTAATACTAAAGTTAGCAGAAAAGATGCTGATGCTGCTTATCTTGGTAAGACTGCTAAGGCAGAGTCAGCAAAGACTGCTGATGTTGCTACTAAAGCAACTCAAGACGGTAATGGCAAGAATATTGCAAGTACCTATGCCTTAAAGACTTCTGTCCCAACTGTAATGAAGGGAGCTACGAGTGCAGCAGCTGGTTCTGCTGGTACTGTCCCTGCTCCTGCGGCTGGGGATCAGAACAAATTCCTTACTGGTAGTGGAACTTGGAAAGTTGCTTTAACTTCTCAGACTCAAACTGACTGGAATGCAACTACAGGAATGGCAGCTATTAAAAATAAGCCAACCATTCCGACAAAAACATCTCAGCTGACGAATGACTCAAACTTTGCAGCAACTTCTGCAATTCCAACAAAAGTTTCTCAACTGACTAATGATTCTGGGTATCTAACAACTCAAATTAGAGCTGACTGGAATGCTACTGAAGGCTATGGGGTTATCAATAACAAGCCGACTATCCCGACAAAGACGTCTCAGCTGACAAATGACTCGGGCTTTCTGACCACCCAGCAACAATCAGACTGGAATGCGACATCGGGGGTGACGGCTATCAAGAATAAGCCTACGATCCCGACGAAGACATCTCAGCTGACAAATGACTCGGGGTATGTCAAGGCTACGAGCGGCACCACTGATCTGACAGCAGGATCGTCGAACCTTGCGACTGGGCAGATTTATTTAGTTTACGAATAAAAGGAGTAACAATGAAGAAGGTAGAAAAGTACACCGGGGAAAAAACGTATATGTTCCCTAACGGCGCCTTAGCGACGAAGGATGCCGTTCTTGAGCAATTCCCTGCCGCTTTGGCGTTCGTGCACTATGTTGAAACGGACGAAAATTGTGAGGTGATGTGGGCGTTTCAGAATTTATCTGCGATGCGCACTATGTATAAGATCGACACGGCACTTTCGGAATCTGAGGCCCTTGCGAAGATTGAAGAAATCATTAACACGGAACCGAAAGTTGACACGACGCCCTCGGCAGAAGAACGTATCGCGGCGGCGCTTGAATATCAGAACCTTGCCTCTATGGGAGACGTAGCATGACTTATGAGCTGGTAAAACGGAATTTCGACAGAGGCCTTTGGACGGCGCAGATGGTTCGCCTCGCTGTGAGAAAGGGCGTCATTACGAAAGAGCAGTTTAAGGAAATCACGGGGCAGGATTACTAATGACGAAAGCGTGCTATGTTGGCGTGGCCGGTAAGGCTCGCAAGGTCAAAAAAATCTACACTGGTGTCGCCAACAAGGCGCGCAAAGTCAAAAAAGCCTACGTTGGTGTGGGTGGGAAGGCGAGGCCGTTTTTCTCGACAGAACAAGCACTGTCGTACTATGGAACAGTGACGCCGTTAAGCGCAGCAAGGAACGCCTTGGCGGCTACAACAGTAGGAAACTATGGGCTATTTGGTGGGGGTTATAACAACAATTTCCTTACTACAGTAGACGCATACAGTGCTTCTCTAGTACGAAGCACTGCTACACCTATGAGCCAAAAGCTTAGCTTGACAGCTACTACGGTAAGAACTTATGCACTATTTGGAGGTGGGTCTGATTCTACTTCAGTAGACGCCTACAGTGCTTCTCTAGTGTATAGCACTCCTACAGGTCTGGCGGAAATACGGACAGACTTGGCATCGACTACTGTGGGAAACTATGCACTGTTTGGAGGCGGGACTGGTCGAGTGAACTTTAATCCGACTTCAACAGTAGACGCATACAGTGCTTCTCTAGTACGAAGCACCCCCACGGCTCTGAGTTCGGCAAGGAGCCAATTGTCCTCGACTACTGTGGGAAACTATGCACTGTTTGGGGGTGGATCGACTACGTCTTCCGACAGTAGTGTTCCTTGTACAGTAGACGCCTACAGTGCGTCTCTAGTACGAAGCACCCCCACGGCTCTGAGTTCAGCGAGAAGCTTATTGGCGGCTACGACCGTAGGGGGTTATGCGCTGTTTGGCGGCGGCAGTATTTCGTGGGAAACGGGTTCGTCTACAGTAGACGCATACAGTGCTTCTCTAGTACGAAGCACCCCCTCACCTCTGAGTAAAAAAAGGAGAGATTTGACAGCGACTACTGTGGTGGGCTACGGATTGTTTGGAGGTGGTAACGATGGGGATAGGATTCTTAATACTACCTTTTTGTCTACAGTAGACGCATACAACGTGTCGCTTGTACGAAGCACTCCTGCACCTCTGAGTCAAGCAAGGAGCCTGTTGGCAGCGACGACCGTAGGGAATTACGGATTATTTGGTGGGGGTAATGGAAGCAGTTTTTCTTCAACAGTAGACGTCTATACTGTAGTTTGAGAGTTAATCTCCCCACTCTTTTCGGGGTGGGGAGATTTTTTATTTCCAAAATTTTTAGTCTATTTTTAAATAGGTAACTTTTAAGAATAACATCTAATTACTACATCACAAAATTTAATTCACTACAAAGAATATTTACAAAACTTTACAAAACTATTTGACCTTTAGGTTCAGGAAAACTACTTTCTAGTATTTGCAGTACTTCCCAGACTTTTAGCCTTTATGGTGTCTTCAGTCTGCTTAAAAGAGAACTAAATTTTATGTGTAGTTCTCTATTTTTATATGTGTTATAAATACCATGTAACTAGTTACAAATCTTAATTAACCAACTAATAAAGGTATTTATATGGCAGAATATGCTACAAATGGAAAGGCTAGTGCAGGTGTTGCTTTAGGTTCTGTTGGCACTGCTCTTGGTGGTCTAGCTGTTCTTAATAATGGTCTTCTAGGTAATCTACTTGGTGGTGGCAATCAAGCAATGGGAGTGATTGCTCAGAAGGATGCAGAGATAGCTGAATTAAAGGCTCAGAAATACTCTGATGCGCAGGATGTTAATCTTTATCAAGCAACCAGATCAGAGAATAAGGAACTCTGGAATAATGTTAAAGAAGCTTTAGCTCCTATTGCTACAAAGACAGAAGATACTGCTTCTAAGGTTGCTACACTTGAATGCAGAGTCTCTAAGAATGAAGAAATTGCTGCTCTTAGAGAAGAACTAGTGAAGTCTCAGCTAGGTGCAAAGATTGATGCTGTTGCTTGCCAAGCCTCTAATGGTATCAATATGCTTAACTCTGCTGTGTCTGGTATCAATAACACTCTTAACGGTATTATCTGCAACAAGGTACAGTTAAGTGCTATCTGCCCTGAACCAATGCAAAGATGGAATTCTTGGACTGCTCCTGCTACAGGTGAATCTGCTCCTGCTGTTCAGCCTGTTACTGGTTCCATTAATGTAAGACAGATTTAAGAGGTAGTCTATGGTAAGCCTTGCTAAAACTAAAATCATTCTTGGAGAATTCATAGATTCTCAGATAGTACCTATCATTACAAATTCTTTTACTAAGTGGGCATTTAAAGGAGGTGCAGTCCTAGCCCTTAATAGCTTAGACAAGGTACTTCTTCCATATCTACCAATGCTTACAGCTGTAGGTGTTATGGATCAAGAAATGAATGTCTATCCAGATAAATTAAAGCTCTTCTTTGAAAGTGCCTTTGCAGCAGAGCCAAAGGTAGAAATAGCTCTTCCTGGATGCACTATGAAATTTAGCAAGGCTGATGCAGATACTCTTACAGCTTTATTGGAGAGGGAAAATGGATAAGACTTGGATGGAAGTAGAAATGGACGAGTCTGTTACTCTTCTGAGACAGACACTAGAAGAACTAAATAAAACTCCTTCTGAAGACATGACATATGAAAGAGTAGAAAAGCTAAAGAATATTTATAAAACTCTTTACTACATTCACTGTCTAAGAGAAAAGAAGTAATAAAAAGGGAGGCATCTAGCCTCCCTTAAATTTACTTAATCTTTCGTACAGCCTGTAGTATACATTGCTTGGAACATAGGAGCTTCATTTTTTGATGTCCATGAATCTCCGCTAGCACTCATGATTTCTTCTCCTGAGCCAAAAGAACCACTTCTAGCTGATTGAAAGACTTTCTTAAAGCGATCTGCTCCACAATCAAATTCAATAAGCATTTCTACAGATTGAATTTTGTACTTTTTGTCTAAGTAGTTGCCTTTTTTAGCTTGCCAAAAACACGTACGATATGGTGTGGAACTTACAGGCTGACTACATATAAAATGGGTTTTAAGATTTTTCCAGTAGGCACCTTTATACATAAACATGGCTATTTTCTTGTAGTAAAAGATAAGGTCATCTATTTCTACAGCCCCTTCAACGTTAAATCCATCTACAATTTTATATGTAGGTATATTTTCTGCATTAGCACTCTGAAAAAGACACAAGCTTCCTAGTAATAGGAGCATCCCTTTTATCCTCTGGTTCCTCAT